TAGAGAACAAGAAGGTGAATTTGTTTAATCTAAAAGATCCTTGGGTATTTTTGACAGGTATGAGAGAGGCATCGTTGAATTTGACAGAGTGTTTGAAATGTGATTGGGTGATAAAAAATATAGTACCGTTGAATGAAAAGACTGTGATCTTTAGCAATTTCGATGTTAATGGTATTCAACCTCTTGTAAGGGCTATGGAGAGGAACAAAACAAGGTTTGGTATCATAACTGGAACTACACCAGAGAAACAACGTCTTCGATCAGTAGCTGAGATCAACGATCCGAATAGCGGAGTAAATTTTTTGCTCATTACAAACGCTGGTGGAACAGGTGTAGATCTTAAGGGTATCAGACATCTTATAATTATGGATAGAGCTTGGAATAGTTCCAATGAAGAACAGGTCATCTATAGAGCGATAAGATTAGGATCACATCTACACCTCCCTAAAAACGAAAGATACGTTGACGTCATATATTTGAATCTCGTAAAACCAAAGAAGGTTGTTCAGGATACGATAAGTAATGGTCTAAAATTCGTTCCAACAACTGATGAACTGTTGCAGGCCATGATTGAGAGAAAGGACAAGGAGAATCAACAATTTATCAATATTTTGGAGAATCTATCTATAGAGAATAAGGACTGTGATTCTCATAAAGAGATAAGGACGTTAGAAGAGATGGGTGTAAATATTGCCACGAAGGAAGAAATAAGAGCACAGAATAAGAATGATCAATTTTTAGAACGGATGAAAAAGAGACAGATGAAAGCTCAAGGTTTAAAGACAAAGACTATTAAAACTACTAAAAGTAAAAATGTTAAACGTAGATCAACAAGCAAACCAAGAACTACTAAAAATAAAAATGTTAAACGTAGATCAACGAGTAGACCGAGAACTACCATACGCAAAACAAAGACTACCACACGCAAAACAAAGAGTAAGGCTAAACGTAGATTTATCTAAAAGTCTACAAGTATATATAAAATTTATTATAAAATAAATTTATATCATCTTTAAAAAGTCAAGAGTAATCTTTAAAATACTCTCATAACAGAGAATAATGTGGATGCACTTCCGTCAAAGACCATATCCAGTGCGGTGGTGGCATCATGTCTGATCTCGATTCTCAAAGTATCGGCAGCGGTCAATGATACTACCTTTGATGCCAGCACAATCGATAGTGGATCGAGATTGGATGCATTTGCTTGTTCTTGAGACTCTGATAACGTTGCTGCTGTGGCATTAGTCTTTTGGATTCTTGCCTGTCTAATAGATGTTCTGCCAGCTATCGTCGTTCCATCACCAGTGTTGTTTCCTTGGAAGGAAACTTGTCCAGAGATCAAATATCCTCCCGTCACAGGAATAGTGACTACTCCAGTGGCAGCATTGAACATTGTTCCCGTATCTGTACCGCTGGGAGCGGTAGTTGACCATGTCACCGATGTAGAGTCCAATTGAGTCCATGTTGCAGATGCAGCGATGGGTGCTGGTGATGCGGTGGTGAAGGCTGAGAATGAGGTATTTGCAGTTGTGGGGGGTGCAGTTCCAGTAGTCCAAGCTGGAAGACCAGCAACCACTGTCAATACTTGACCAGCAGTGCCAATGGGTAGACGTTCTAGATCATTAACTCCTCCGGCCGCTCTATACAACATGTCACCAGCCGTCGTAACAACAAAATTTCTCATCTTGTTGAGAGTATTGGCAATAGGTCCATCTGCCTGAAAATTAATAAAATCTGTTGTTCCATTTGTGTTTACAAATGTAACGGGTGTGTTGATCTGATATGTTCCTGCCATATCTTACCTATTATTTTTTATAGTTTTTACCTTGTATTTCAAAACTATAACGATGATGCAACGATATCTACTATAAAAATATTATTATACAAGTTGTCTAGTTCTCTCAGAAAAATATTTTTTTTAAATACATTGTATTTTTTATAAAAAAATTTAAAATTGTGAATGTTTTTATATTTTATAAAAAACAAAATTTATCACTGACCCCTGATATCTTTTCATCATCGTTATAGAATACCTGTATATCAAACATTCCATCTTTAACATTGGTTAATTTTCTAATGATCTTGTTTTTAAAGACGTGATTATCATATCTATAGACGTATACCCTTATTAATCTTTGATAATGTGACCTTACCTCATTGAGTTTAAACTCCTCAATCTTACCTCTATTTAGTTCTTCTGCATCATCGACATTAAATACTATATTTTTGCCAGGTGGTTTCCTAGTATATATGTGAATGTCCTTGGGGTATATATAGGTCAATATCTTTATATCGTATATACCATAGACGGTCTTTAATAAAAAGAATTTTTTTGGATATCTACAATCGTTCTTTGTATTTTCTAATGATATATCTTTATACATCAACGTCATAATCATGTATAATATACTCTTTTTTTTGTTTAGTTTTGAACATTCGCATCCCATATCGTATCTTGTCAACGTGCATATCTTTGAATTTGTTTGTTCTGTCAACCCAGAATAATGTGATATGTATCTTGTATCATGGCGAAAATTATTGAGAGTGAGGATGTGCCGATAGATAATCTCCATATTCTACCCGTTTTATATTTTTATGTCTTTTCTTTTTATATTTTTTATATATTTATAAAAAAATCATAACATGTTATTAATTTTGAATATGCATATTTAATACTTGTTATCTTATACTGTGATTATGTCTATTTTTATATTTAGCAAAATTTGAATGATTGACCTTTAATGCCAAAAGAATCTTTTAATTGCAATCCCCAGAGAAATAATCTACTAAGGTCATTGGTGTCTCATACGTATACATATAAGATTGTGGAATAAATCTCTTGTCAATATTCACATCCTTCAAACTCAACTCTTTAGCAATATCTTTCTCTACCAAAAAATTTGTAAAGATGTAACATACATTTGTGTGCGACATATAATACAACATGCATCGTCTACCTGCCATTTTTTTACGTATATGTATATTTTTTACGTATATATTTTATATATGTTATACATCATATATAATATTTTAAAGTATTATTATTTAGGATACGACGTCATGGTCGTTCTATATGGAACTGTGTCACCCCAAAAATTTAACATTGTGAATAATGTCAATGAATCATCATTTGTCAAAGTCAGAGAGTGAGCCCTTATCATATATTTTTGAGATTCTTTTTTCATAGCATTGAGCTCTTTATCGGAGGTATAATTTATTATAAATCTCACTCTTAGATCGTCACTACTATAGAGCATATTTATCATACTCATAGATTCCAATCTTTCATCATATAGACGAATCTTTACATCACAAAGATTTATAAATGTATTAACATTGATCTCATCATGATCTAATATACGTTTATCATTGACATGGTCACACACATCAACGCTATAAGTAAATTTAGTCTTAATCTCATTATCGGAATCTGTCTCCCACATCGACATAAACAAGTGTTCGTCGTCATCGTATAATCTTATGAGTGTGGTCTCATCTATACAAAATCCGGGAGTTAAATCATGGTCTCTTATAAATTTATCACGTTTTTTCATAATTTCACAGTATATCTGTGGTGTAAGTATATATAAATTTATAGATAGATAGTATGGTAGACTAGGAGATCTTTTAAAAGACACCACTTTTGTTGAAAGTAAACCTCTCATCTTTTTTATATTATCCATAACAAACATCGCAACGTTCTTATATAGTAGTACAAATATGACATAGTATGTGCACTTATCTATATTAAGATGATAAAGATTTTGATAATATCTATATTTTTTTATCAACGATACAATTCTATCAAATATTGCAAATCTATAAAAATCAGTGTCAACGTCTTTATTAGTATCATTGACATTATATATATTTTTTACTAGTTGATTGTGATTGGAGTGTTTGATGTTATTTAGATAGTTATCATTGATCTTTTGAAGATTTTGACATTCGGTACCCTCAGTATTTTTATAAGTTCTAATAGGTAATCCCAATATGGTGTCAAAAATAACTTGTGTTATTTGTGAATTCATCCTTTACATTATGAAAGATATACATATCATAAATTTATTTTCAAGAATTTAGATAATGATCTTGGTTTAAAATTTTTGTGACAGAGCGCAACTTGAAAAACACATTTCAAAAGAAAATTTGGTGACAGCAAGATTTACTGGTAGTTTTTATAAACTTTTTTACATCAATGTATTCTTTATCAAAGATAGTCACATCGATATCTTTACGATCTATATATACCCAATAATTCAATATACCCTGTATATTTTTTATCTCATCAATCCCACCATTCATACTATCAAATTCACAAGATTCGTAATCTGACATAGAAAGAGATGAGTTTTTATTAAAACATATATTGTGTCTCTTTATCATCTCAAAGTATTTGTTTGGAGTATATATTCTTACATCTACATAGATGTGTTCAATACTTGATCTCTTTAAATATTTACAAAATACAAATTTTGTAGATAAATTTTTGATCATCTTTCTTAGATTATAGAGAGCGTCGATCGATACATTCTTGTATAAGAGTGTCAAAACAACATAAGATAAACATTTGTTTATGTTGAGAATGTGAGAATGTTGATAAAGTCTATATTTTGTCGTTAGTGTTCTAACATACAACCATACACACATTTGTGCTGAATTTTTATCTTTGGGATAATTTATGCATCTGTCTCTTGCCCATATATAACATTTGTTCAAACCTTTAAAATCATAGTATAATGTCTCTAAATCTTTAATCTTTTCACTATCGTTTGTATATATTCTCGTTGGTAACGTCAATATATTATTTAACAATACGATCTCCATATCTTATGATTCATTCTTTAATCTTATTTATACATCAATTTTCAACAATAATAATCTACATTATATTATAATAAGATTATATTATAATAATCTACAACATACTAAAAAGTATAAGGTAAAATAGTAAATATATACTAGGTAAAATATAACTAGTAACTAGTGAGTGATGGCATTCATACCCAATGGTGCGATGAAAAAACCTTTGAATCAATTAAACAACCCAATATATCCAGATATCAAACAGGCATATCCCGAATTTAAATGGAGTGGGAAACATTGGATGGTAGATGCAGGTAGGACTTTGATAGAGACGGAGAATGTTCCACAGATGTTGGGTGATAGCGTTCTCGTTCAATCTCGCGATTACAATCAGACCATATATGGTAAATCATCTCATCGTGATTATGTAAATGAAGAGTTTAGACCTCCTTTGTTGAGACAGGAAGATTATCTACCTCTAAGCAGACAGCCACGTCCCCGCGTAACTCCACGTACAAATCCAGGAACTGCTCATGATTCAGGAACCAGTGGTTATAGGGCGCAGAACGATACGGTCAGCGAGGTTCACAAGTACATCACCGATAGGATAAAAGATCCATATTGGAGAGCGACGTTCTATCAACCAATAGATACACCCCAAGATAATAGTGTGTTACCCACCTTGCAGAACAATATCCCACAAATATCCGCAACGTCTGGAAATGTATATAACGTTGAGAGCTTAGAACATCTCAATGCTCCGATCAACGTACCATATAGACCACATGATAAGATCGACAGTAGATTGGATACACCTTTTTATGTACCTATGGAATTTGTAGATTTTGATAGTATGGAGAATAACACGTGTAAGAGTAAACGTAAAAATAATAAGATGATAAGTATAGATGCTGGTCATGATTACAATGGTGTCAGCATTAGTGGAGATTTGAGGGAGTTTGAAAATAATGTCTCTACGTTATTCAAAGAGAGAGAGACACCGGATCAGCACCTCAATCCTATAAGAGATTATGCGAGTAGTGATGATGGCGGTATGATGAGATTAAAGAATGATAAGGGTATTACCGATAAGAGTATCAACCATCGATTAAAATTTGTCAGCGCAGATAGCAATAAACAGTACAACATCGATCTTGGATCTGATACACAACGAAGCAAAGATTCTATAAGATTAAAAAATAAGACTAACATTAGCGCTGATGCTCATAGAGAATACCACTCTACAAATAATCTATCGGACGTCGAACATTTCAAGGCTAATACTACAAAGATACCTCAAAGACAAAATTTTAGTGCATCTAGTGGTTACACCGGCGTTGAAAGATACGACGATCAACCAAACAACATCAATACAAATATTCAAAAGGCGTCGACCAACAAAAAATTGAATCAACGTATCAATCTAGTCAATCCATTTAGCAACGTCACATCAACTGAGATCAACGCTCCTATGGTGGGCGATAAGAGAAGGATTGTTCAAAACGTCTCACCGGGTATAAATGTAGAGAAGCTCAGTCAATTTACCGATAATACGATGGGACTGAATAGACAGAATAATATTGGAAATACCTTTAAGGAAAAATCAAGATCTCATCAACCCTCTCAATATACCGCTAAGGGTTACGTTCCGAGAGCGGGTCTCGACGTTCCTCAGATAGCAAGAAAACCCATAAAAGGATATTAAAAGTTACTCATAAATTTTAAAGTTATTCATAATTGTATAATTTTATATATTATATAAAATTCAAAAGATATAATTATTGGTTATATCTCTATTCTTAAATTTAAAGATTATGAGTAGTTTTAAATAAATACATCTAAACAGTTGTCAGATATTTGAAATTCAAACTCTACATTTTTAGACGTTATATATTTTTCAATGTCCCTCACAATATTTCCATGTCTTATCTCATTATAATCTGCAAAATCTTGATGGTACACTAATACAATTTTTTTGATATTGGGACAAACGTCAATATTATTTTTTAAGTTACTACTTTTAGGTATTATATCACTATGAATCCTCAAGATATCAATGGTATTTTCATCGAAATATTTGAGAATAGATATATTTTGAAAATTGTACACCACCTCTATATGATTTGCACTCTTTATCGATCTTAAAAATTCTACTAATATATCCTTATTACTCTCATATTCTATGGACGTTAGACAACTTAACCTTACCTTTGTTATATTTTTAACATTGAACGTATAAGTTGACGTACCACAGTACATCATATCACATACATTGATCATGCAATTTTTTAACATGTATTCATTCATCATCTTTAAAAACTTTTTTGATACCAACCTCATATATCTTATAACAGACGTTCTATCTAAAATATTTGTAGATTTGATGATCATAGATAGTAATCTTGTCGATGAGAGAACGATCGTTTGAAATATATGATCAATATCCATATTGAAACTATTCGTAAATCTGTATATTTTATTTTTAAAGATGGTACATATTATAAATTAATATATTATAATATTAATTTTACCAACGTTGACGCATTTAAAACGCCAATATACAGATTAGAGCATATTTATTCTTTGGAGATATTTGATTTACTAATAAACTTTAACATCTACCTCTATTTATTTTTAATATCTTGAATATTTTCTACCAGAGGGTAGAGGTCCTATCACTGCGTCAGAGCATGGGTTGGGTGCATTAGTCTGAGCTACACACTTTTGGAATCGACAATTATACAAGTTAGGTAACCCCATATTCTTGGTATTAAGGTTGACGTGATAGGGTTGAACGCTGCTGGCTCTTGCCAACGCTGTAGAGTAATATCGGGATGTATCGATATTGGCTCCACCAAATGCTCCATCGTTGTACTCATTCTTTGTGCTGAAATTTTGGAGTTCTGGTTGGGTGGCTCCCCATCTGTACAACTCTCTCCAATAACTATCGAACATCACATCTTGAACTCTCGTCATATTTTATAATTATAGTTTTTATTATGTAGATTATTATATATCGTAATCTTTTTTATAAAAATTATATGGTAGATTTTATTATTATAAAATTTTCAAAGATGTGTTATTGTTAAATTTGAATATAAAATAATAAACTTTAAAGATTACAATTACTACCATTAAATTTGATATTTTGATCAATCTTTTGATAATATGACCTATTACGACGAATTTGAAGATTCTTTTGACATAATGATGTCCCTAATTCCCGATGCAGTATACTCTAGTTTTACATATATTAATAATCTCGGTAATTTTTGGGGTGATGCTTCGCTACCAATAGGTAACGTTATACAATTAGACAAGATATATACCTTTACAACAAAGAGGCAGCTAGAATTTCAACAACTATCCTCTTATGCATTATACGAGAACAAGATCATGTCATTTGTAGAGACGTCGCAAGATAGAAAGATCACAATATCAAAGAACAAGATAGTAAATATAGATTGTATAATTATGGGTGACGATAAGAGAATATATCTGCTGGGTAGATTTGAGGATCAAACTGTTAGGTTCGACATGTACGATTTTTTCAATGTGATGTATAAGAATGAAGTTGGAGACGTATCCTATAATATTAATCTTAAACCAGCATTCAAAGATTACTTGGTGTAAATATGACAAGTTATTAGATATACTATGTTAAAAATGATTTTTTATTAATAGATTAATAAAAATATTAAAGAAAGAAGAACATTTAACTATTAATTACTTTGAATTGATAAAAATATTAAATATACTCGTTAGATTAATTGTATTAAAAATAATCGTATAAATACTTGTCATAATGGTATTGGACACCCCACCACGACCTATAAAGGAAAATGCATTTGATGAACTATTAAATATAGTGGAACCCCATATATACAACAAAGATATTTTTGGTGAGGTAACATTAGCTTTTTCCCCAAAGAAACATTTGACGTTACAAGATCTTTGTAAATCTTTTAGCAACACTTTTTTATCTACAATAGATATTCATAGGATAATTGATGGTATTAAATGTAGGGTCAAGACCCACGAAGAGTTTAAAAAATTGTTATCCAACACTAACCATTTTGAAGATCAATCTTTTGAGATTGGTGAGAGGGATGAATTTTGTTTTAGCTCTCTTATCATCAATCTTAAGTGTGATATCATATTAACGATATCTCATTCTTCCATTAATATAAGAGGTAGACTATACGAATCTTTAGATAACGACGTCGTAAAACAGATATTACACGTTGCAAAAAAATACAATATTAAGACCGATATCGGTTTTGGATGTGTGTTCTAATCATTTAAAAACATATAATAATATTATACATTGTATAATATTTATGTGGTATCTGTTCGTCTCAATCAAGACTTTAAAATAATAACTGTCATCTTTTAATATCAACGCTAATAAATAAAAACATATTATATTTTAAAAACATGTCTTAATCTTTAAAGATATCTTAAATAAATTTTATAATATTTTTCTCATTATAAATAATACGTATATATAGGCATATAAAAACAACAACGAATTTTAAAATAGTTGGTAGCTTTTCGAAACAGGAATAATATAGGCAAAAATTATCAGGTAAAAAGTATTAGGTAAATTTGGTGTACGATGATGGGAGAGGCGATAGATTCGTACAAGTATAGATTCAATAAGGACACGATATTTTCCAATCTTATAGATGTAGTGGAACATCTAGACGCCCGAATTAAAAGAACAAAGAATGAACACCCCGATCTATACAATGATCTACTAAAAGATGTATGGAAGGGTAAGGGTGTCAAGAAAGATATACAGAAACACCGCCGCAAGATGTTTAATGGTGAGTTGAAACACGTTGTAGAGTTGAAAAAGTTTAACGTTGATACAATAACCAGTGTCGTCACATCGGTCACTGCACTTATACCTTTGTTAAAACAATGGGTCGATCTATTCTCTTATATCGCTACATTGATATCTGGAAAACAAAGCGTAGCCGCTGCATCAAAGACGGAGCAAAAGATCCTATATCAACATCAACTAAATATAATTCAAAAAACACCAAAGGTCCATCTTATGTTCTTGCAAAAGGTCATTGAACATGGTGTTAATTTGTCTAACATTCTTGGTCTGTCAAAAAAGACCGTCGCTACTATGTTGATAGGTCTATTCCCTGTAAATGGAAGTAAGGTCGATAAGGATGCTATGATATTGGGATTAAAGACCATTCTCAAGAGACCCGAGTTGATAAATAACATCTCTAGCAACATCCAATACGATCCCTCTATAGAGAATATGAACGATATATCTGAATCTTCCATAGAGGATATGAACAACGTTGAAAAATACAAGATTGATTATAATAAGGAGGAGGTTGGAGATATCAAAAATACCACAAATTTTAAAAATATCAAAGAGGTTAATGATGCCGATACCGATAACGATGAGTCTTTTGGAACCATCGCTAAAAAGATTCAAAACAAGAAAAAGGTTGACGAACTATTAAAGACTCTAGATAGTATAAATAATACCGATAAAAATATAGTAAATTGTGAGATGGAGGTAAAAGAGGTTGCACCAAAAATAAAGACGTCAAGAAATGTTGTATTGAAAAAAGACATTAAATCTATAAAGGATAGTTTTGATACATTAAAGAATGACGTCTCCACAAGTATCGGTGGATTATCTCTATCCATCACTCAAGAGACCGATAAGTTAAAGAACAACGTTCTCGATATCACTGCATCGTTGATAAAAGAGAGTGAGACTCTTATCAAACAATCGTTTGAAGAGGATATAACTTTGATAACAAACAACATTGTAACGATGCACGATGACCTATTATCATTGAGAGATAGATTCTCATCTATAGATAGGGATACCGACACTATCATTAAATCTACGGAGGGACAAAGATCTAAGGTTGATGGTGAATTTGATAATGTTCATAAAACTATGGGAGACGTCGATGAAAAGATATCATCTATCAAGTCAAAATTAAATGAAGTCAATGATAGGATAGGGGTGCTAGAGATATCTTGTTCAAGTATTTTTGAAGATACCAACACCATGAAGGATAGACTTATAAATATGGAACAGACCACGAATGATATTAAACAGACCGTTGATAATATTAAGCAAACGTTGATGTCATTACAAACATCTACCGTCATCTCTATCAACGATAATGTTGTCTCTGCGATACAGGTCGATGTTACGTCCAATAACGGAGTAGAGTTGGTATCCAGCAATAACGAAGTCGCAGTATCCGATAACGATGATGCATCCAGCAACGACGAGGTAGCCAGCAACGACGAGGTAGCTAATAACGATGAGGTAACTGGTAACAATGATGATGCAGTATCCGATAATGTTGAGGCAGTATCCAACAACGACGTTGTAGCAGTATCCGATAATGTTGAGGCAATATCCAACAACGACGTTGTAGCAGTATCCGATGAGATAACCAATAACGATGTTGAAGTATCCAATAACGATGATGAGGTAGCCAACAACGACAATTGCGAGGCACAACAAGACAATGAGGATGATGATAATGCTGTATCAGAAGATAATGACAATACACAGGTTATTAGTGTATCTGAGACACAAGTTGAATCTGTAGAGGAAGAGAATAACGTTGATAATAATGCTACAAATAATATTTTGGAAGAGTATTATGATAGCGAAGCTAAAAAAGTAGAGGTTAGCAAAGATGATATATTATCTACCGATGACGTTAAAGAAACTGAAAAGGTCGATGTAAGCGAAGCCGAAAAGAGACACGTAAAGTTTAGAGATTCCGATGTCATCTATGAGATTAAGGAAGAGGCTCATCCTGGTCTTCCTATCACTAAACCATACTTGACATTGGCAAAACCCAAAGAGGTTGAGAATGTAGTAACGTTAGAGTTAAAGGTTGAAAAAGAGAAAGATGTTAAACAAAAGAGAAATACCATGATAGATATTTTGGGAGGAAAGGGTTTTAAGAGATCCAATAAAAAAGATAAGGTCGTCAAGGAAAAAGAGGAGATGCACGAAATAGATCTAGATACAAAAGAGTTCTCACTCAAATCTATCAACGATGAGTCAAAGGAGAAGATGAAGAAGGAGAAGAATAGATTGATGAGATGGATAAGAAAATAGATGTAAAGTATTGAATAAAAATTTTTAATAACAATTAAAAATATGCTACTCTTATATTAATTTATAATATAAAATATATGTTTACTTATGCTCTCATATTTATGTAAGATTGATCATCTATGGTAAATTTTAATAGACTATAAAACTCCCTACCAAAATTCCACCTCTTAATCACGACGTTATCTATGTTTGATATCTCATCTACCATCTTCTTGTCGATGTCACAAGAATCTATAACTTTAACATAGATTGTATATCTTTTATTGGGGAGATGCGGTGTGGGTAGAAATGATGTTACGTCCGTATATGTTCTCTCTCTCTTCTCATATTTATCATATTCATGATTTTTCCCCTCTATCTTTTTATAGAGAGTGTAGGATATTATCCCTTTCCAATCCACGCTCATCTTTATAAAAGATTCACCCATTATCATCAATATAAAAAATATATATTATAAAATTATAAACAATATTATCACCAATTTTTAAAAAGATTATCTTAGGATAAAATTAAGTATAAAATAATATTTTTAAATATAACCTTACATCATATAATCAATAAACGATAATAATTTTTCGTAGATAATGACAGACATCAAATTGTTGGTGATAGGTGATATACACTTTAGACAAAAGTTTTTGATAGAGTGTGAGAACTTTGTAGAGAAGTGTTTGGCGAAGGCGAATGAGTTGGACCCCGACGTCATCGTACTTTTAGGAGATCAACTCGATACCCATGAGAGAGCCGATGTAAAGTCATACAAATTTCTATACGAGTTGATGTGTGGTCTATCCAATATCACTCACACCTATGTCATTATGGGAAATCACGATATGGCCAAGACCTCAAATTCGTTGACCACCGATCATTTTTACCACCCATATAAGAGATGGGAGAACGTCACCATCGTAGACAGACCCATCATAGGTAGACACACCGTCACCGATAAGAGGGATAAACATAGCGTCGATTATGATTTTGTCTTTACACCATACGTCGGACCAGGAAAATTGTTGGATTGCCTCGACATGTTGGATAGGGAGAAGTGGTCGGCAAGAACTACCCGATGTGTATTTGCTCATCAAACTATCCGAGGTGTGGTAAGAGATTATATGAACGTTGGCGATAATACGGATACGGATGAGTACGATTCTTGGTTGGAGGAATTTCCACCCATGATAAGTGGACACGAACACCGAGCGCAGTACGTCAACCCTAACGTGTACTATCCAGGCAACTCTTTACAACACTCTCATCGTGATCCAGGTGATAGAGTTATATGGTTGGTGACCTTTAAAGAGAATAATTTAGGATCAAAGAGGATAGATCATGAAAAGATTAGATTAGATATAAAGGATAAGAGGTCGCAGACCATAGACGTCGAAGAGAGTGAGAACTTTGATTGGGAGATGTTGGAATATTACGATCTACAAATAGTCATCGACGACACTATGGATAATATCATAAAATTCAAAGCGGGAGAGGTCTATACTAGGATGTTGAGATGTGGAATTATGGTAACGTTTGATGTTAAAGATATATCTATATCGAATGATAATGAGGATGATGAAGATCAGGGTAATGAGGGTAAAAATAATTTAACAGAAGATGAAAATATGTTGGTGATATTAAAGAGACTCGTCGATGAGAAGAGTGATGGAGTGAAAGATGTCTACAAAAAATATTTCAATTAAAAAATATAAATGATTCAAATTATATAATCTTATATAATTTATTAAAGTTATTGGTTTTTACAAAACTTAAAGATGTGTAATATTATGATTCTGTATAAAAAAAATTTACCTATCTTATTATTATGTGAGTGTATAAGAGATGATGGACTGGTCTCTTATAGTTGGATGATAACGTTAACTGAGTTAGGTTTGGATGTAGATTGTATATGGGCTGATCAAAATAGTACCCCAAATATAGACTATTTAAACTTTCAGGGAGATGTTCTATGAGTTGATTAAAATTATATCCAAACGATAACATTTGAAGAGAAGCCGGTAGGTGATCTATGGGTTGATTAAAATCAGGTCCTAATATTAAATGAGTGAGGGTTGGTGGTAGATGATCTATGGGTTGTTGAAATCTGTCTCCTATCGTTAAATGAGTGAGGGTTGATGGTAGGCGATCTATGGGTTGATTAAACTCTTCACTTAACGTTAAGTGAGTAAGAGAAGCCGGTAGATGATCTATTGGTTGATTAAAAAACCATCCTAATACAAGAGTTGTGATGGTTGTTGGTAGATTATCTATAGGGTGATTAAAATTAGATCCGAGTAATAAATATGTGATTGATGATGGTAGATGATCTATTTGTTGAT